TTTTGATTTTCTTCTTGACTTTTTCTTTTTTCCATCTAAAAAACTAAATATATTTTTAATTGGTTCTATCGGCATATCTTTTTCTATAGTTTTACCAGTTTTGGTGTTTTTCACCTCTAATTTTACAGCATCAAAATATTCTTTTGTTTTATCTGTGATTTCTATTGTCGCATACAAAATTTTTTTTAAATCGTTTTTTAACATATTATCTATTAAAAATGTTTCATTTGGTTTCGCTTCACTATAATCTAATCTAATTAAATTTATATTACATACTTTATGAAATAATAACTTCTCAACTTCTTTAATTATAATTTTCACATATATTAATTTTTTACAATTTTTAAAACTTGATAAATTAATATTATTTTCACATGTTAATTTACCATCTGGGTCATTTGTTTTAAATATTACCATTTCTAAAGATTCGCAATCATAAAAAGCATAATCCCTTATATCTTCAACACTATTTGGTAAAGTTACACTAGTTAATGATTTACAACCAGAAAAAACGGCTTTTTCAATTATTTTAAGACTATTTGGTAAATTAATATTATCTAAAGATTCGCAAGAACGAAAAGCAAATTTTCCAATACTTGTAATATTATTTGGTAAATTTATACTTTTTAAAGAAGTGCAATTAAGAAAAGTATTTTCTCCAATACTTGTAATATTATTTGATAAAGTTATACTTTTTAAAGAAGTGCAATTAAAAAAACAAGAAGTCCCAATAAGTGTAATACTATCTGGTAAAACTATATTTTCTAGAGAAGTACAATCTGCAAAAACAGCATTCCCAATACTTGTTATACCAAAAGGTATAGTTATATTCTTTAATAAACGACAATTATAAAAAACATGATTCCCTATAGATGTAACATGTTTTCCTATTGTAACACTAGTTAAAGAAGTACAATCTGTAAAAGTACCTCCTTCAATAGCAGTAACATTATCTCCTATAATTATACTTGTTAAAGAAATACAACCTTCAAAAGCATTTCCCCCAATACTTGTAACACTATTTGATATTTCTATATTTTTTAAAGAACGGTGATATTTAAAAGCATCATTATTGATACCTGTAACACTTTCTGATACTCTTACATTTATCACGTCGTCTGGAACTGGGTTTAAACCATCATAAATGTAAAAATCTGTCATTTTATTATACATATATATAATAAAATTAAATATTGAAAATTATATTTTACTTCCTTTTTTTCATTGGTTTTTTATTTAATACTTCATGTTTCATATTTAACTTTTTAACTATTGATGATACATTACATATCTCTAATTCTTTCCCTACTTTTAATAATTTTTAAATTAAAAAATTTTAAAATTTATTATAATAAAAAATGTCAAGAATATCTGATTATTCAAATTTACGTGAAGGGTATTTAAATAATACTCAATATGTATCAAGACCCGGTAGCAGAATCGAAAATTTTCAATCTTTGTTTAGTAATATTGTGGGTCTTAATAACGCCTTAGTTAAAGCTACTAGAGATGTCTTTTATAATGAATATATTGATCCAGAATGCACAGCAACAAAAGGTTCCTATTGTTCAGGTGATAGCAAAGCAGTTACGATATGTCCAATAAATACTTATTGCAATGTTGATAAATTAAAAAAACCAATACCATGTCCATTGTATACTTATAATACAACAACCGGTAATACAGCATCCGTCGAAACGAGTTGTTTAAAATGTCCAGCTGATAAGTTTAGAATAGCTGGGAGCGATATATGTAGATATTGTGGAGAAAATGGGTTTTCTCCCACTGACAAAAATCAAATTTATAATTACTATGATAATGATTATGGGAAAGGAGATCCAAAGGGATGTTATTATCCAACAACAGAAAGAGAAGGGTTTTGGATGAGAACTTGGAGGAATTATCATGACAATACCAGAGTGAAACAACCAGTATAGATTTTGGATTGGATTACGATTGAAAAAGAGCATCCTTTTATGAAGTTGGCTGATTTCAAAAGATCCAAAGGACTCGCTTTTGTTTATTTTTACAAAATCTGATATTTTTTATTAATACAAAAATTGTATTAATAAATAAGATAAAAGTATAGTAAGCATATTTTACTTCCTTTTTTTCATCGGTTTTTTATTTAATACTTCATGTTTCATATTTAACTTTTTAACTATTGATGATACATTACATATCTCTAATTCTTTCCCTACTTTTAATAATTTCTTTGGATCTAATCCATCTTCACCATAAACCCACTGATATACTGAACCACTACAGTCTCTCACTGAATTATCATATTGCACTTTTATATCCTCTGTTAATTTTACTATTTTTCGTTGAATATAGCCGCTCGTCGCGGTATTTAGTGACGTATCACATGTAGATTCACGTCCTGACATACTATGAAAATAATACTGTCGAGGACTTAAACCTTTTATAAACGATGAATCCACAAAACCTCTAGATTCATATTCCATTCTCATATCGTATTTATCTTTATCCATCGGATAATGTGGTAATGTTCGCGTATTATTATTTAATGATGGTTGAACTCGTTGTCCAGATACATTTTGTTGACCAAGTAAACCAGTAATCTGGGCTATGTTAAAGAAATCACCTTTTGACCCGCTTTTTACAGTTGAAAGAAAGTTGTTCTCTGGATCCAAAGCATCTTTTGCTATTTTTAATCCTACATCCTTTGCTTTGCTTAAACATCCTGTAATTCGAATCTCACGAATATTTGGATGTACTGTAGTTGTTTTTATTCCTTCTGCTTCAATAAAACATTTTTCTATTACATCATTAATTTCTTGAACTTTATCTTCGCCTTGAACCATACAGTCTTTCAAACCGATGCTAAATCCAGATATAAGCAACCAATTATTAGTTACAAATTGAATACCATCAATAAATTCTGTACATTCATCGGGTCCATACTCTTTATGAATTATTTGGATGATTGAATTATGTACTGCTCCTAATATATTCTTATCTAATGTGCCTTCATATAATACACCTCTGTATATTTTAACGATTGGTTCATTAGGGTCAGCGTTATTCTTCTTTTCATATATAAAATCGTCAGGTAATATTAAAGATACTAAACCTTTACCATGAAATGATTGAACCTTTTTACCTTTTTCTTGATATATCTTTCGAATTTGTTGAATCTTACTTTGTATTTTTTCAACAGATATACCAATCTTAAGTGCAATATTAAAAAACTGATCTTTTCTTACTGGTTGTATACCTAATGTCATTCGATATGCTCCTAATAACGAATCTTGTACTATACACATTATATTCTTTGAACTTTGTGCTGATATTATCTTATATTTTGAAGCCGATAATAATCTTAATTCTGCTTCCGCTTCATATGAAGCCGGCGCGTGTAAATTCCTTTAATACCCTAAAATTTCTAATAGGGAATAGACTATACCTTAAGCCCTTCTTTAGAAGAACCGATATCCGTTGTAAAAAAATTATTGTATCAATTTTTTAAGTCGTTGAACCATCTCCATTTTTATTAGGAGTTGGATGCGGATTGCCTAAATCTTAATATTTTTACCATCCGTTAGGTTATTAACCTACTGCTGCAACTTTAGTTTCCCAAAGTCCGCGGTAATTAAGATATAAAGGGTTTCCCGCAATTGAGATATCTCGCCACTATTATGTGACTAGGTAGAAGCACTTTTTAAGCTACCTGTTTGAAACTATATTTAATTTCATCTCCCGTTTATACCTTTATTTTCATAAAGGACTAGACTGTACCTTAAGCCTTCATTGGAGTTGACAACTCCTCTGACCAACACTTTACCAGTCGTTGAGAATCCCTCTTAGGAAGTCATTAACCTTTAGAGAGTATCCTGCGGATTGTCCAACGTTTTTACGTTATTACCATTGTGTACGACCATTAATCGTGTTCCTTTTATTGGTTTCCCTTTAAAAGTGGTAGTAAAAACTTATCAGGAGTTTCCCGCAACCAAGTGTTTCGCAAGAATGTTAATATATTTTTCATCAATGCTGAATTCTTCTTTATTTTCTTCTATAACTTGCAAATGTCTTTTTATTTGTTCGAGATCAATATATTTATTTTTTTTTAGATTATCTTCTTTTAATACAGGCATTATATTGTACCAACTTAAAATATGAATTTTATTTTCTTCATCAATATCTTTAATTGGTATAACATGATCCAAAGACCAAATTTCTCCATGATCTTCGATAGTAATTATATTTTCAAAATATTTAAAAAATAAACTACACCATTTTTTCAAATGTTTTGAATCACAATCTATAAATTCATAGTAATTACTATTGTTTTTTATCATTTGTCTAACTTTAGATCTATAATCATTAATTTCCTTGTATTCAAGATCTGTTTTTAATCTTAATTTTTTTTGTTCACATATTTCTGTTTTATTTTTTTGAAACCAATTTGATTGTAGTTCTGACATTCTTTCTCTATTATTTTCAACCCATTCTTTTGATTTATCTTTATTTTCTTTTCTATAATTTCGACCGTGTGCTCTTTCACAGTCTTTACAAGTTTTTCTATTAACTCTAAAATGTTCTTTTTTGTTTTTTTCAAGTTTGCATTTACTACAACAAATTGTCTCATCAGTTTTTTCTTCCTCTAAATATTTAGCGTTTTTTTCTTTATAGTTGTCTCGAACTTTTTTATTTTGACATTCTTTACATTGTTTTCTCCCTAGTCGATATTCAGATATATCTTTTTCAATATTGCAAGTAGAACAAATCATCTTTTTATAATTAATCAGCATTTCTTTAAATCACATTTAAATATTTTAACTTTCTTACTAGGGGAATATTTCAAACTTTTAATTTCCCCTGTTTTCGACCTTTAGATTGAAAAATCGAAATCTGCATTACCTTTATACCTTAAATTTTCATAAAAGGAGTAGACTGTACCTTAAGCCTAATATATAACTATATTAAACCAACATCTTTGCAGTCGTTGAAACGCTTTCATTTTAGATTAGAAAGTCGCCTGCGGA